TTCTGTGGTTCCTTCGGAGTAGTCATGTAATAATCACCTCCTTAGTTAGGAAACTCAATCCCGAACTCGTTAAAGACCTGCTGATCGAAGAGTTCCTTAGGATCCGTCTGCTGAGTCGATTCCTGCATCTGGTTCTTCGGACTGTTCAATTCCGAGATCAGTTCTTGCGTCGGAATTTGTTGCAGCGTTGCGTACGCGCTTAGATCCTTTGCCGCTACTAGGTGTACTAGGTCCTTCAGTATGAACTGAAGTTCCCTGATCTGCTTCTGCTCGCTGTTGAGCTTCCGAAACAGAAGATACAATACGGTCAACGAGATCGTTGACATCAGAACCAGAACTATGATTATCAAGAAGAAGAGTTGCCAATGCATATCTAAGAGCCTTATTCTCTGCGTCCAGCTTGGCATTAGAAGCGCATTGGTCTGTAAGGTGCGAAGCAGCCAATTCTACTTCTAGTGCAGGAACATACTCGATGTCTGCCGCAACGGAGCCGAAGCAGAAGGTACAGAGATAGACTGAACCATAAAACTCAACCTGCAACGTCAGATCAATATACTGACGTTTCTGGTCACAACTTCCGCAACTGTGACACTGAGCAGGAAGAACCATCTCTCCGGCTGAGATGACTGGAAAACGAGCTACTGCCATTTACTTGGCCTTCTGAGCAGGAATCTTCGGCTTGTCCTCACCAAGAATCTCGGCAGTACGCTTCTCTAGATCAGAGTCCGAATACGGATCCGGAACTTCGTCTTCCGCGACAGGGGCAGAAGAAGTCTTAGACTTAGCTTCGGCCTCCTGAGCTGCAAGAGTCTCAGCCTTAACAACATCTTCAATCTCGTCATCAAAAATAACGGGACCAGTAAGACCATTAACTCCGTAACGATCCCTACGAAGAACAGTGCGAGGCTCTCGACCTTCGGCCTTTGCCCTCATGTTTTCGGTTTCCTGCTCCGACTTCTCATCCAGAAACGGAAGATGTCCGTTCTGACCAAGAGTCGGATTATTGAAGATGTTAGGGTCAATGTCGTTCATTAGTACTCCTCATTCAATACAGGTTGCCAGATGTCCTTAGGAGCCCTGTGAGGATCAAAATTAGGATCAATCTTAATCCAAGGATCCGCCATACCCTTTGTTCCCCCTTCTTGGCCCATAAGGCTTTGAAGGGAAGTCTGTGGCGCGACAGGGGGACTGTGCCTTAGATCCGGCATAATAGTGAAGAAATACCTGCAACTATCCACTGCATGGTCGTCCTTCTTATGCGGTTCGTCGTAGGCGTTGTTCTTGTTCTGTTGCTTCTTATTGGCCCAAGTCTTCCACCTGTAACGCTGGATTTCTCGAATCAGATTACCGCAATTCTGGGTGATAATCCAGGCAGGCGTACCATCCTCTCTTGGTTCGATATACTGAGAAACCTTGGCTAGACCTGTACGTACATCGTTATTAGCAAGACCGAGCTGGATACCTCGGAGAGCATATTCGGCCTGAATAGAAGTTCCAGTAATCGCATTTCTCTGTGCAAGTGCCGGATCCGCAATCCTAAGATCCGGCATACGACCATGAGCGCCATCCTTCTGAAGGATAACGGCCGAGTGATAGTCAATGATCCTCTGAGCTTCATAGTGCTCATCGAAGGTAGTCACATTTCCATCGTTATCTACTGCATGCCATAGAACAGCAGTAGGGTTATTGAGTCCATGGTCCAGACTCATGTAGATACGATATTTATTCGGATCAAGAAACTCTTCGAAGGGAATCTGAGGAACTACATGTGTATCAAGTCTGAACTTCTTATAGATCAGACCGCCCATCTGAACGAACTTGCCCTTACCTCGGGCCTCTCGTTCTTCCGGGCTAAGTGACTCCAGGAACCTATCTACCGTGTCTTTATCTAGGTGAGGGTTCTCGTGCATGTCGACTTCTACTACCTTGATATAAGGGTTTCCCTCAATACCCTTTTCATAGATAGTGTCGAACATCCACGTCATACCCTCAACGGGAGTCATGGTAATCCAAGCTCGACCCTTACGGTCAATAAGTCGAGCCTGGCATTCGGTATAAATGTCTTCTGGTGGTTCCTCATCAAAGTGAACGAAGTCACGACTAGTACCCGCGAACTTATCAAGGTCCTGATCGTATGACATCAGCTCTAGCTGAGATCCATTAGCCAGAGTGAGGACTCGTTCTGACTCTGAATAAGCAGTGAACCAGGTATTACCCTTAAGCTCACTAGGAGGAAGCCACTGCTTAAGCTGAGGGATAATAATCTTCTTGATACCATTAATAAAGTCAACGCTAACAAGACGCCCCATGACTGGCCGCGACAGGGGGTTAGGTAGCTCCTTCTGATAAGGATGCTTTCCTGTTAGCCACCAAATGTCTTCAACAATCCCGCCCGTCGTCTTACCAGAGCGGTTACCCCCGATATAGAGTCTTGTCATCTCTACAGCAGAGTGAAACATAACCTGCTTCTTATGGGGAACATAACTATGCATGTTAGGCGAAATAGCCACCTTTTGAAGTGTGTTTCCCATCTCGGAAAACGCATCCTCTAGGGTGGTTATTTTTCGTTCCTTCGGCGGCATCTACAGGTCCATATCTCCTAGGTTATAACTACTACCCGAGAAGAATACAGCAGTAATGGTGTTGATACCATTCGTATTGACTCTTAGGACGAACCTTCGCTGACTAAAGTCGTAGATGCACTGAGCCGACTGAACAGTTGTTGTAGACGAATTGGTCGGATAGGGAGAGACCATTAGCTGAGGGGAAGCTACGTGGTCTGACTGAGGAGAAGATCTAAAGCTACCCGGTACCAAAAAATCAGGAAGGTTAATAAAGGGAGTTGAGTAATATCCCGTAACAGCTACGTCGGGCCAGGTACCTGAAATCTTCCTTAGAGATCCTCGTATCTCCACTCGTCCCTTGTTAGTGAGACGCATTTGAAAAGGAGAAGACGTATCCGAAATATTATACGTAGTGGGATCTGCGACAATTGCACTAGGGGTTATTACCGCTCCAGGTCTACGCCAAGGTCCATAAGGGGCTGTAATAGGACGCCAGAAAGCTCCCCAAGCAGGATCTACCCCAATACAAACATAGACTCCCGCCGGATCTGTACCACCCGACACATAGATACGATCTCCCTTCTTATAAGTGGTGAGGTCGGTGTCAGGAACGGCAGTAAGATTCTTGGCTGCACCTAGGATAGTCTCTGTCTTTGTCCAGATGGGATTAACAAAGGTATCTACTAGCTTCATGTCGGAAGCATCTACCGGGATAGCGAGACCCAGGTTAGGACTGTTAACCACTACGCCCCCTTATACCTAACGTTGTCCAGCTTAATAGAATTACCAACTGCTCTGGTTCCTTGGGGAAGAATATAAATAGCCAGTGTTGACGGACCGCCGGTTACCGTAAGATAGATATATCCATTAGTAAAACCAACACCAGTAAGGTCCATTCCGGCAGGTATCTTGGTTGTCATTTCGGGACAGTAACCCGTGCCTACAGCAAATTGCCCGGAACTCACCAAAATATAACCGGTATCCGGAAAAGGATCCGATCCAACATTTAGTTGAATCGCTCCTCGCATCTCCACATTATTTAGATTGCTCTTACGAATCTGTGGGACGTTACCGGGAGTGGCTCTATAAGGAGCAGTTATCGTAATGGCAGCCCAAGCGCCCCATGTTTCTGATCGAGGTTCTTCCCATACTGTTCCATTCCATACGACGAGCTTTCCTAGCTTATTGATCCATTCCGTTCCGATGTCGGGCCCTGTTACTACGGGATTAGTAAGCGCATCTCCCCACAGAGAGGTGAAAGCCGCATCAATAAGATCCCAGTTGTTATTAAATTGGGTTATCTCATTTACTAGAGCCGTGGCCAGAGTTCTAAACAAGCCCGATGGAAAGGCCGCCATAAAGAACCTTCCTTAAACCGTAGAGTAGATAATGTTATCCAGGCACATGTAATTCTCGATAGCTCCGGCTGTGCTGGTCCCATAGTGGATAATGAAGACCTGTCCGACAGCGGTAACAATAACCAAACCAGAATTATTGTTCTCCAAATTACTAGCGCCCATGCCACACATAGTACTGAAATCTCTTTGAAAGGGAGGATTAGGAACGGCACCTACGTTAGTAACGTTAATAGCTGCGTTGTTGGTGATGCCTGCGAGATTAGTAATTCGACCTCTCAGCTCGACTCGCGTAGTGTCGTTATCAAAATAACGCCAGGCAGCAAGAGCAAGAGGTTCAGTTGGACTAAGATTCGTCCATCCTCCTATAAGAGGAATATTATTCCAAGGGTTGACATTATTAACCTTGGGAATATTAAGCAACTGCGGACCAAGCACCGGATCATTATAGAAGTACTTGATTCGTCCCGACTTACTATCATAGACCTTAGAACCATTCTCCAATCCCGTTAGGGAAGGAGCGTTGTCCGTAGAGATCTTATAGTTCGTCAGACTGAAGATACGAGTATCCAGCTTTTCTATAGCCGGAACCATATCTACAGCCGGGTCCACCAAGTCCGTGGCAGCTGGTTTAAAGAATTTGAAAGTACCTGTAGTATTCGTTCCCATGGCGTCCTTTTATTCGCGACAGGGGGCTGTGTACTAGTTAGGGTGTAGTGTTATCCGTGATATCAATAACCTTTTTCAATTCTCCGATCAAAGATGCGAGCGCGACATTTCCGCCACGAGAACCTGAAATGGTTATAGATAGACCCTGGCCTACCTTCTTCGAAGAATAGCCATCATGGATGTGGTCCCCAGGACTAGCCTCGTTCCGTCCGGGGCCCAAAGTGTGGTGTTGGGCATTTCTACTAGAGTCCACGTCAGATCTTGTATGAAGCTGGCTGACATCCCCAGGACTGAAAGAGGAACCGGATGAGAAGTCTTTGTCGTCATTGGTATAGTTACCCGTTCTCTTGTCTACCGGATTGTCCGGGTAAGGCGCAGGTGCCTTATTAACGTCAAACTTAGGTGGCTGTATGTTGTTGAATTCCATTGTTACCTTTCTTAACGGCCGATCTCTCCCTTAACGACGTTGGGAGTAGTAGGCGTAATCTCCAAAGCTACCCGCTGCAAGTCGAGCCCGATTGCTTGGAGGATAGTAGGATCCTTCTCATGCTTCTGGATTACTTCAATAAACCGGCTAAGGAGAAGTCGTACGTTAACTTGATTCTCCTGCTCCGGGTTATATCGATTAGTAATCTCATAGAGTAGTTTGATGGCCGGCACGTTACCTTGGCGAACACCCTTTAGTAGACCGAGGTGAGCTTCATGAACGCTGTTTCCAAGAAGCCTTTCGGTTCTACCGATCAAGTAGTCATTGAAGCTTCTATCTTGCATCCAGCCAGCCCATTCCTGGGTACTAATCCCCAGGTCTTGAAGCTTCTTCTGATCGCTACGCCTATCAATCAAATTCGTCATCACAGCCGCGGCCGTCATCTGTCGAACTGACAACTGTCCGGTTACGTGCTGAGAACCAATAACGATTCCTCGGGCATCCAAGCTCTTTCGAAAGAGAGGTTCCACGAGCATCTTACGAATCTTCTTTTGATCGATTGTGGTATAACCCAGGGACTTAAGGTAGTCCTCCATAGCTGTTTCCTCGGGAGGAACCCCGGCCATGCTATGAAACTTCTCAATGAAGATAACTAGCTCTCGCTCCACCTCACTAAGATACTTCTTCCCTACTTCACTGCTTTCAGTCATGACTCCCCCTTCTTAGGAAGTTCGTCTCTTTCGAGCCAGACGAGAACCGCCATCAAATCATGGGGGATCTTACGAGACTTCCCGCTTTCAAAACTATCTACTGATCCAGGATGTACGCACATGTCTTTAGCAAAGGCGTACCTAGTCGGCCAATAGATAGTTCGCCACTCTTTGAACCGGGCTCTATATTCATCCGGAGCGGCAATTGAACTCGCGACAGGGGGTAGTAGCTCCCTGAGGTTATTAATCCCTATCCGATTCCGTGTCTGAGTTCGGCGCTCGGTTTGAAACAGTCGATACCACGTACCTATGGCGGAGTATGAGAGTCCCCCACTAAACTCTTGGTTGACACTGAGCTGGATCCAATTAACAACCCTTACGCTCAGGTTAAGATGGCATCCCATCTCTGCCCTAGAAACGTACTGCCTACTAAGACCCAACTGACTAGCTAGGTCAATGGGTTTAGTTTGAGTCGTTTTCAAGGCGAAGCTGAGAGGGTTCTCCATGCGTCTATATTAGATTTGGTTGACATGAATGTAAAGCAAACGGGATATAAGGAAATAGGGGAGGGAAACGCGGGTGGAAAACTTGGACAACATCCGCGACAGCCGTAATGTTGTCCATGTCGCCAGGAGGAACCAAGCAAGTCCGTTAGTCACTAGCCGGTGCGGGACAGGGTGCGGGTCCGAATGAAGCGAGCGGTCCTTGAGAACTCAATAGTGTGTCTAAGTGCGCGACTCTATCTCCGCCTATCTTGCGCGGATTGAGGGGGTCGGCAACCTAGCTCGGTGTTTCTTCTGTCCCGAGTGACAAGAGTTGAGTGGTCTAAGTGACTAGCCTCTTGATTACATTGCTCAGTGACTGCATCACTAGTCGTCAGCCAAGTCTATAGGGATAAGTCTTAAGCTCTCCCTGCCAAGAAACTAACTCTCTCGCTTATTCGAGCCACTATTGGAAACGGTAAGCTTGTTAGTGAAGTCACGGTATATCGCTTCTGATACTGTCCCGATTGAAACTAGTTGGTGGGAATATACGTGGTCGCTTGATAGTTCAACCTTTAGTAGTACTGCTAGTACCGGGGTCGAGCCGGTACAAGGATCTTGAACTGTCAAAGGTTCAAGGTCTACGAGTCGGGGTAAAACTTTACTCGCGACAGGGGGAATCTCTGGGTAGAAATGTGCCCTCATGCCCTCAACCCTGATAGACTGTCCCTAACAACAGGGGCCGACTCTAAGGAGCATTACCATGGCTACTCCCACCGAGACCACCACTCCCGTGCTTACCGCCGATGAGAAGGCGGCCGGTATTGCCAAGCTTGATGGCATGGTCAAGGGTGCAGTCGAACATCTGGTGTCTACTGTCGAGAAGCACAACAAGGACGTTGCTATTGTCCGTGCTTACTCCCAGGACAAGAAGGACCCGAAGCTTATTCTCGATGAGGTTATCGAGAAGAACCCGGGTAATGACCCTAAGCTCGCTAAGATTGCGAAGCTTATTGAGGAGTACAAGACTAAGATCGAAAACCTGTACGCGGATGCTCGTCCGATCGCTGCGCAGTACAAGCAGGAGGACGTTTCTATTAAGGATGCGGAGCAGGCTCTCGCTCGTACTAAGGAAACTGCTGTTGCCATCCGCGATGGTAAGACTGCACTCAAGTTCTTTGAGTCCCTGGCTAACCAGGATCTGACTCTTCTTCTTCCCGAGGTCGACACTACCCGTGGCCTGAAGATTGGAACGGATGCTGCTTCTGGTATCCGTCCCACGTACAAGAAGATTTTCATTGAGCACGCACCTAAGGAAGAGGGTGCGGAGCCTACTCGTGAGGAGATCGCTACTACCACGGTTAAGGATGGTGTTACGATTACGAAGACTAACACTACCTACCTGGCTCAGCAGCTCTCTTCTCGTGCGGGTCGTGGCACTAACGTCACTAGCTCCGAGATCACTAATCAGTTCCTCGCTTCTCAGGGTACTAGCTTTGACAAGCTGACCGCTGGTGTTGAGTACAAGTGGACCTTTACTAAGGACGTCACTGACTCCGAGGGTAAGGTCATTGAGACGAAGAAGTGGGATCTCATCTTCGTGAAGTAATAGTTCGACGCAACTTAGGCCCCAATGCTTAGATAGGTTGGGGCCTTTGTTGTATCTAGCTCTTGCTAAGTGTTAAGTTAAACAGGCCTTGCCTGGAAATCTGACCTTTGCTAGATACGTAGCCCAACTAGGTACTAAGCGGTTCTCTCATAGGGGTGTGCCTTGAACCTGATCAAAGCCAAGTGCAACAGGCTCCACTGTGACAACCTGGCCCGCTATGGGTATTTCACAGGGGACGGATACATTACGGATGCTGTCTGTGAGAAGTCCCTTCCTGAATTGGAGTACCTGGGCTACGACCGAATGACGATTAAGCCTTTCGCCTATGCGATTGAATCCGATGTCGTGAACTACAACCGAGAGTTGGAGAACCTTTAACCGTGAATCACCGGGATCGTTTCGGTAACTATCTCCGACAGAACAATTCGGAGCTTCGATACTTCACAAAGGAATGGTTGGAAGGTAAGAGCGTAGTAACTCCTAAGCAACGTAGACGATTGCGTAAGAAGGAGAATATGCAGCTTAAGCAACTGAGCAACTAGTTAGTAAGGCATTGCTTGATTTAAGTCACGTACTTAAGTCGAGTTGTACCCGCTAGCTAAGGAGTAATCATGTACTACCACCTCGTTGTCAGCTTTGACCAGAAGAACGACGAACTTCCCGACATGTTTAAGACTGCCCTTAACATGGCAGAGAACGAGGGATACGAGAACTACAAAGACGCTATCGACGCTATGAATGCTTTCTTTAGCTTGGGTCACATGTTCGGATGGACTCACATTGTCATTACGATTCAGCAGTGTGAAGAGGACTAGTAACCGTGTTCAAGGTAATTGTCAGCTTCGAAGCACAAGACAAAGTTCTTGCTGATAGTACGCATCCTCTAAATAGAGTCTTGAAGGAACTTCAGGAGGGATTCGAGACAGAGGAATCAGCAAGGGAACACCTAGTCGTAATGAATGAACTAGCTAAGCTCTTCGGTCTTAGGAATTACGTAGCTACTTTCGTAGGGTAGTTAGCTACTAAGTTAGCTACTAAGTTCCAAAGGTGTCATTAGGCCTGCGTGGAAATCTGTCGAAATCCCTCCACGTAGGCTTATTAATGTCGTTGGGACGCAACCATGTCTTTCGCGACAGGGGATAGTTAGCTATATCCCACTTAACTAAACACGGTGAAATTTTGGCCACCTAGGGTACCTACCTGCCCTGTGAGGTCGCCTATGCCCCCTTGTAGGGCCGGGAAGAGGCATCCCTGAGATTTCCCCTAGGATCCGAAGGGGCCAAGCCACTTCTACTTTGTCATTTTTCATTACGTAGGGAAGAGAGAAACGAACACTCACTTCGTTCGGTTCTTTTCTCTATCCCACAATTTCCACTTTTGCAGAGCTCTGACCAGCAGTTTTGCAAAAGTGCAAAGTACCGATACACTTTGAGCAGTTCCACTTTTCTTGAAAAAGTGGACGCTAACTTAGGGTAATATTGACCACGTAGAGTGATCCACGCGTCAACTAGTGGACATTAGTCCTTAGTAAGGGAATAACTTAGAGAGTGGTTATGAACCAGATAAACAATAGTGATAGCTCTGAATACCTTAGTACTAGGCATACTCCTGTAGTAGGAGGATTGACTAGTGATGAAAACCGAGAGAAGGTGTTCGCAGCTTTTCACGGACGCGGTCCTCTAGGAGTAAATGACGTAGCTTCCATTGCGGGCTTGAGTCCAGGCACGACTAGGCGGGCACTCAATGACTTGGTGAAGACTAAGCAGATTGAGAAGAAGGTCTACCGTGCTCGAATTGGGTGGGTCTATGCCCCTGTCGCGGAAGCAGAGACCCTCCTGACACTTGGAGACATGGCACTTAGTCCAACTCAGGTACTGGACTACCTGCTTAATACCCCTGTCTCGCCTTACGTCTTCCTGAATCAGGATAAGTGGAACGACGTACGTAAGCTGATTCTCTTCAAGCTCTACGTACATAGTTCTAAGGTAGACGTGCCTGTTCCGGACGACTACTTGAACGAACTTATCACTAGACTTCGTGATCAGGCACGAGAGTTCTTGAAGCTACTCAATAGTTTGAGTGGCCCGAGCTTTACTAACCCAGACCATTTGATGACCGTGGGTGGAGAACTGGACTCTTTGGATTCCGGTTACAACACGTACGTAGATCTGCTCAATAGGCTTAGTAACACACCCCCTGTCGCGGAGTAACAGTGCCCTCAGGTACATATATCGAAGGTATGTTGGAAAGCCTTAGTAGTGAAGAAGACTTCACTATTGGTGAGTTTCGTCTCGCTTTTATTACTAGGTTTCCCGAATCTAAGAGCTGGGATAAAGGAGACTATCTAAAATACTTCTATGAGATGTGTAATGCCGGTCTTATTAGCAAGACCGGGCAGCGAAGGAGAAGCAAAGTAGCAAACGGACATGCACCTAGTTTCCGTATTACCCCTGTCGCGGAAGAAAACTAATGTCCTCTCAAATCAGTGATCAAACAAGGTACCTCGCTTACGTCATTGCTTCGAATGAACAATACATTCGGGAGAATGGCGGAATCATGAAGATTGAACTGCCTGATCAAGGACTTGGACCAGTTACTCTCACTTTGGGCAGTGGGGACAGGAAGCAAGTTTGGCTTTATGAGGAGAAGATTGCTCGCTTTGCCGAGCTTACCCCTGTCGCGGAAACAAGTTGAGTTCCGCACTATATTACAAGAAACAAATTCTTAGGGCTTTGCTTGAGAATATCGATAGCAGGACCCGCCTAGCTGAGTACGGTTTCAAAGGTGGGAGTCTCGACCAACTTAAGCAAATCGTGCGATTGCTTAACGTAACTAAAAGAGATCGAGTCCGATTGACCATTGAAAAATTGTACAACGGGCCCGTCCTTGAAACAGATGCGGTAATGATCCGGTTCGATTACATATCCCCTGTCGCGGAAGACGAAGTTCGCGTGGAAAAGTGTGAGACGTGTGGTGAACCTATTAGATTCGTTATGAATAGGTGGGTACATAACACAGCTCAGAGTGTTAGTGACCCTAACTGGCATGTAGCTACCCCTGTCGCAGAAGGTTAATTGTGGCTCTCAGTTTCGACCTATATAAAGTTGAAAGAATTCTTAGGAGACTTAGCTTAGAAGAAGACTTCACCTATGGAGAGTACCTACTTATCTCTGAAGCAAGAAGTAAGAGATATTACAAGTCAGACTCTAAAAGAGCAGATGATTATTCTAAGCGTTTGTTTCATTTTCTTTACGAGAAGGGACTGATTGAAAAATCAGGTAATGCTAGGATGAGCACACGTACAGGAAAGAAAAGAAATACATTCAGGGTAGTGAACCCAGTCACGGAGGACTAATGACCGAGATTGAGAAGCTTCAAAAGCAGGTAAGGACCCTATCTAGTATTTTGTACAAGGTACTTGGCAAATTGTCTTACGATGAAGATGCTAAGAGTGATGTGTCATTTCAGAACCGTTGGGATGACATGATGGAAATCCTTACTGATGTTAACTCCCCTAAAAGGGGAGAGGATTAAGTATGACTGAGTCAACTGTTACCCCGGGCGTGTCTGAGAACACTCCCCCTGTCGCGGAATTCAAGCCCCTTCGAGCTGATGATGAATGTCCCGATCCTCAGTGTTATTACAGGAAGTGGCGTAAGGACGAGCCACATAAAATGTTTGATTGTTGTGAACAATGTAACTATAACCGGCATATCTGTCCGGGATGCGGTGATGATATGTTCCATAACCTGACTGTTCATAAAGAATGTGGTGAAGAATTGAGCAAGCCGTAGTAATTAGTGAAGCATGACCGGTCATGGGTGGAAATCCGTGACCGCACATGGTCCCCTAATTAAGGAAGGTTAAGTAACAATCACAACTAATAAGCACTGTTCTAGATGTGGAAAAACTAGTTTTAGAGATAGCATCTCAGCAAAACTAGCCATGTCGAAGGAGTCTAAGCGTCAAGATACTAAAGTTCCTGTTAGAACTTACAGATGTCCTCATGGCAATGGATGGCACGTAACGAGGAAAAGGTAAGTAATGGATTGGAATGGCACTACAGGAGATCTCTTCGAGACTCTTCTGAACAAGCATCGGGATGCCAAGTACGATTTCTCTTACTTGGAAGATGATTCGAAGCTTGGTTTCTTTGACGGGTTCTTCGGAATCATTCAGAGAGAAGACAATAACCAGGAATACATCACCGGTTATACAGTGGGACAGAGCGCAGCTAGGTACTATCGTCAAGCCCCTGTCGCAGAAGGTAAGTAATGTCTGAAGAAGTAATCACAGCCGAGTGTGCTCACTGTGGTGCGCCTATCATGTGGGTAGGATTCTGGACTCATTCTGAGAGCAAGAAGAATCTAGATCACTACGTCACTCATCCCCTTTCCACTCCTGTTATTACGAATTCGGAAGGTAAGTAAATGGCTAAGTATCAGTTCCGAGGTTCTAAGATTTACGACGAAATCATTGCTAATGATTCTCTGACAGATGAGCAAAAGGCTTTCATCTATACGGCAGTAAATCGTAGCCCTAATCTTCTTCAGCAGTGGCACTATAGTACCCCTGAGTCAATGTTGATTCTGCCGATTACGAAAGCGGAGAAGAGCACTATTGAGTGAGTACCTAGTTAATTGGTTCGGCTGGGATCTTCCAACTATCGCTGCTTCTTACGAGACAGATATGGCGTGTGTTGAGAATGAACAAGGATTGATCAATAGGGAATATATCTGGTCTGCCGCTAGAGCTGAAGCCGATCTAGATCCTCGCTATAAGAAGGGTAGCAATGACTGATTCGTGGAATGAGCAGCAGGATCAGATTGACTATTTGGAAAGGGCGGGCGCCTATGCTATGTCTAATGAAGAAGAGGACGATTACTTCAATCAGATTTTGGAGGATGACGAGTGAATCTTCTAACTCGTAGGAAGCGTAGGACTCTTAAGAGAAGGAAGGAACTTAATTTTATCGTAGCAACTATCTATTATTTGAATTGGAAGAATGAATACCCGGATCTTGCAGCTTACAGGAAACATCTTAGGGAATATTATCCGGATGAGCACTCTGCTTCACCAGAAGGAATGGCGTGATGAGTTTTGAATCCTCTAACTCGTAAGAAGCGATTCGCCCTACGTATTAACAAACGCTATCCCCTGTCGCGATCTATCAAAGGTGAGACCCGTAAGGCTGTCGTAGTTAAAGGATATTATAACGATGTCTGGTTGGCTAAGTGGTTGGATGATGTCTTCTCAGGAGAAGTGTTCATTAATCCTGATGCCACATGGGAAGAACAAGCCGTCGTACGCATGATTTCTAGGAACGAGGTCTTATTTAGTGACTGAACTTGAACCTAAACCCACTGACTGGGTACTTCCCCCTACTATCTCTCGGGTACATGAGTTTTCAAACGACCTACTGACTCTTGTGGTCTATAATCTGTCTGCCAATAAGGGATTCTCTCTTAAGACAGGCCGGCCTTTTGTAGTCGCAGTTCGTTTGATGGACCGAATGATCACAGGCATTCAGGCACATCAACTGAATGAAGCTATCGGCAATCTCTATCGAGCCGGTACATGTGTGGCCGAACGTAGGGCTACGTCTGATGACGTTAAGTTCATGTTTTACCTCACTTATGAAAACGAGCCCGACGTTTTCTACGACAAGCCCTACGAAGTAGATCCCAAGTTGGCCATGTATTGGGAGAAAGAGTTCAGCAGCTTGGAAGCTATTAGGCTACATAAGCCTAGTAACTACACTCCCCCTAGTGACAGGGACAGAGACACACCCCCTGTCGCGGAAGAAACAAACCACCAGTTTAAGAACCACTTCGACTTCTAAGGAAAACACATCATGACTCAGTACGACGCTTACCTCGTTGAGGCTTTCATTAACGTTACGGCCGCTATGGCTAAGGAGCTTCCGCGGGAAGAAGGTGAGCCCATTAACCCGCTTCTTCCTAAGGACATTGCTAACGTTCTGGATGAGTTGGAGCTGGAGTTTCCGGGCGACGACGATGGACAGGTCGAAGAGTTTATGAACCGATATGAGGCAGTTCTTCCTGAGTCTTACGCGTTGAACAGTGACAAGTCTGGTTACTGGCTCAGCTAACAACCATGTGACTTGTATCGTCCCAGGGTGGAAATTCGTCATCCTGGGACGGTATAAGCTACAGCAGTTGTAGCTTAAAAGAATCAGGGAGGGTATAATGCAGTGTGGCAACTGTGGTGCTCAGTGTTTCCCTAACGGAAGTTTCTGGCAGTGTCCTGGATGCGGTGCTCTGTACCCGAAGACGTGGTCTATGGAAAGCATCGAACAGGCACTTAAGCTCTCTTACAAGGACACTCATGGTTGGTACTTCGTTCAGCCGAATGGTCATCTCTTTACGATCGCTAATCAGACCCTCTGGGCAACGAAGGAAGCTGCGATCGAAGCGATTAACCGGATGAATGAGGAACGCGTTAAGGTGTGACAAACTTCTTCAGAAAGTTCTCGGAGTACACACCTGAGTCTCAAGGAAAGCTGAAGACGCAACAAGAGTACATGAATATGCTTTATCTTCTTCGAAGTGAGAAAGTTAAAGAGCTCGAAGAACTGGAAGCTGAGCTCAAAGAAGAAGAGGCTAAGTACTCTGCAATGCTAGATCTGCCGTAGTGACTCATTCGCGACAGGGCATTACCTCACTAGTTCCCTGTCGCGATTAAGCTACTGCTACAGTAGTGAACAACTAAATAGAGTGTCATCCGACAACGACCATGAGGACGGTAACCCTTATGTTCACTGTTAGTTACTCCAAGAGCAACCAGGATGAGTCCGGTTCCGTTGGCTACGGACAAGCGACCATGTCTGATGTTGTAGTGTTCTTGGAAACGTCAATCGGAATGAAGCTGACTGCGGAGAAGATGATTCATCTTCTCACTGGCAACGTAGTTAGCAACGGAGACTTCGATGTGTGGTTGATCGAAGATGTCTTCAACGGAAACCTCAACTAGGACTTAGGCGGTCTAGTTATGGGCTACTTCGTAGCAAAGACTCCAGCTGGTTTCCCCTTCCGTAAAAGGGTTTGGGGAAGTGAGTACTCAGCACTCAAAGAACGCTGGGAAGCGAAGGGTTATACTGTAGGACCCTTCACTCCCGGAGAACCGCAGTTCCGTAGCAGCTTGAACGCTTTGGATGCGGTGTAACTAAGTTCCTAGTCGGGCTTGATTAGGTGGGCTGATTAAGTCCGACTAGGTTGTTAGTAACATCTATCAAGGGGTAAGAGTGGCAATCAGGGTAGGTTCTTTCTTTAACGAAAATGATGGTTTCTACTACTGCGTAACACATAAGACAACAAGAACAGAAAAGATTCCAACTAAGGGGGATTATTACGACATCATTTGTCCAGACTGTGAATGGATCTACAACAAGTCTTCTGAAACAGGATATGATGAGGAGGTTATCAATAAGTACCAGTTGAAAAGCACATACGAAGACCCTTACTTTGAAGATAATAAGAAGCACTACGACCGCTAGTTCACAAAATCTCCGGGGTGGAAAATGACTGACAATCCGTTTATCGAGACTGGTTCTTCCGATGTCGAAGAGACAGAGGAATCACTCAAGAAGGCAATGGATGAAATCAACCAAGCAGTACTTGATTCTATCCAGGCTAAGGAAGACCTTTACGAACCTCTTAATAGCCTCTCAGAGGAGGAAGTAAACCTCCTTAAGAAGGTAGCTGAGATTAAGGCTAAGAAGAGAGAGATTGAGAAGTATCAGAGGGATCTTAATGCGGAAGCCCGTGTTAAGCAGGCTAAGCTTGAAGACGCTAAGCGTCGCTATCAGACCTTTATGTCTGAAAAGGCTATCCGTGACAAGATGGCTGCCGAGTTTGCAGAGATGGACAATAGGACTCTTGGCGCACCTTGGCGAGAGATGGCCTATGACCACCAGATTGATGGAGCTAAGCGTCTTGCTGTAGCTAAGCGTGCCATTCTTGGTGATAAGACAGGTCTCGGTAAGACTGCTACGTCTCTTATCTGGGCCGACATGGTCGACGCTAAGAAGTTGATTGTTGTAGCTCCGCGAGACGTTCTTAAGAACTTTGAGCGTGAGGTTAAGACCTGGACTCCTTACCGTAAGACGATTATTGTCCAGGGTATTCCTAAGGCCGTGCGTGATCAGCTCTTTAGGATGATGCAGTCTACGGATGAGTTTGTTATGCTCATCAATTACCAGGCGTGGACTAGGGATGAAGAACTTCTTCAGGCTCTTATTGATCTGAAGGTCGACACGGTTATTTGCGATGAAGCACATAACATGCGAGAGTTGGACACTAAGGCTTATCAGGGTGTTCGTAAGATTGTCTATGCCGAGAACTGCTGCAATGTTTGCGGTGGTAAGCCTGAGACTCATTACGACAATCTGACTGCTAAGCGTACTCAGCGTTGTTCTCTTTGCTTCAACGTTGCTAAGAACTTTGGAGACTTCTGCTCTGTCAAGAACGTACTTACCATGAGTGGTACGTCCTTTGTTAATAAGCCGCAGGACCTCTTTGCTCAGCTTCACCTTATTGATCGAGAGAACTTCTCTAAGCTCAATCACTACCTCGACGACTACTGCACTCAGAATGATGACGGTCGTTGGTACTTTGGTTGGGGAGGTGAGAAGAGGCTTATTGCTCGTATGGGTCCTCGGATGGTAGCTCGTACACCTGAGTCGGCCGGGGTTAAGATGCCGGAACAGGTTAATATCCCGCATGAAATTGAGTTTGAAGCTAATCTCTATAAGCTTCAGCGGGACGCTATGGCACAAATCCGGGAACGTTCTCTAGAACTGATGACCGGCGAAGCCGAGCTGAATATTACAGCGGCAATCGCTATGTACACTCGTCTTCGTCAGGCGGTTACTTGGCCTGCTGGTATTAAGATTAAGGATCCTGAGACAGGGGTTGTTCTCTACCAGTGCTCTGTCGAAGAGTCCATCATTATGGATAAGGCAGAGAGCATTGGGCTTCAGGCTATTGAAGAGGGAGATCGTGTCATCATGTTCTCCCAGTTCAAGGAAGTTCTAAAGGAGATGGAGCAGCGGCTTAAGAGGCAGGGCATTACATGTGTCCGTCTTGATGGAGATGCTTCTTCCGATCTGCGTGACCGCATCTCTCTGGACTTTGACTCTAAGGGTGCAATCAGTAACCCGGATCTCCTTAAGAAGTGGGATCCGGTTGATAACCCGAATGGCTATAAGTATCAGGTTGTTCTTGCTCACTACCGGGTCGGCGGTGTCGGTCTGAACTTGGACCTTGCAAGGCAGACGGTTCTTATTGATAGGCCTTGGAACCCTGCTACTGAAAAGCAGGCCATGGCTCGTAACAACCGACTTAACACTAAGCACACGTCGATTGTTCATACGATCCATGTACCTGGAACAGTGACTGACTGGCTTGATGACATCATCAAGTACAAGGAAGAAATGCAGGAAGGCGTGGAGAACGACATTAACGTGGCTGAGTCGCTTATGTCTGCTCTTCGTGACGGCAAGATTATGTGAGCGTGGCTAGCTAGCGTGATAGAGGTTGGATAGAAATCAGGACATCTAACCTCTGTCGCGCGGGTTGTCCATGCCCATTACATACTACTAAACCACATAACTACACTACATACATAAATACACTACATGCACAACAAGGAACAAGACATGGCAAACAAGAGTCACAGGTTCTTTCACTTCATTCGGCTCAATCATGCGAGGGAATAATGCTTAAGATGGTAGAAGAGTCTAACGTAGTACCACTAGAGCCTAATAGTGAAGACTCTAATGCGAGCGAGGACGACTGTTCGTCGTACGCAGATCTAAACAGGCTCTACTCGGACCTTTATAACTTCACAATGTGTGAGTTCTGTTTTATGCCAGCAAGTTCTACGTACTGTAGTGAGGAATGCCGTGTGGCTGACTCTACAAGTGCGGATTCGGACAACAGTTGAGTTCGAAGAACTGTTAAACAGATTGGCCACTGACCAAGTACTAGGCACAGCAGTACGCCTAGCCCCAACGGTCCCAACGAGCAAAATCGTTGAAAATCGGCCAAACGGAATGCACGTGGCTGATTCCATTGGGTGAAATTCGGTCGCCAAGTGGCCCATCTGTTTGACACGCCTCTGTGTGTGGTACCCTTTCGGTGTAAGGGTGAAAGCGGGACCAAGTTTGCATGCGCTTTGCCAGAGCGCGTTACCGGTGCACTCAGGTCTTAATAGTCGCCTACTAGTCGTTTTCACCCTTACCCAAAAACCGCTGAGCTTAAGAGAACCTTAAGGAAACTTAAGAGCTACTTAGGACTTAGCCATAGTGGTCTAGCTTACTAGAGGCAAGCTGGCGAAGCTCAGAAGCAGGAGTTTAGGTATGTATCTAACTTCTGAGCCTACCCGTTCGATACGGCCCCTGTAACCGTAACGGGATAACCAGAACTCCCTCTGTAAGCTAGCCGAGCCTAAGAAGGACTAGCGTACTCCTCGCTGGTCCTTCTTTTATTTGGACTCCCCTCACACATGAAGCCAGAACCTTACTCAAACGATTTCGCACTTAAGATCTTTAGATCTATGTTTGAAGCAATGGCCTACCCAGACATCGAGCAAAGTGAAGAAGAACATGATAAACTACTGGAACCTGAATCGCTCGATGAAACGAGTTAACAATGCCCCGCCACAATCGACCTCCAGTGCGACGGAGTACAAGTAAGATTTCTATTGAACAGGTCTTTCGCAAGGATAAGGGTATTTGTTACTCCTGCGGTAAGCCTGTATCTAGGATGAGTGCTACTAAGGATCACGTTAATCCTAAGTCCAGCGGAGGTCGGAACCTTCCTAGTAACGTACGTCTAATGCATGATGTATGTAACTGGGCAAAGGGTAACGACAAGGGCTGGAAGTAACATGCGATGCATAAGCTGCCTTTCGGGTAGAAATTGGGAGTGTGTTCAGAATGAACAATGTAATGACAACGTGGTCGATCTTCCTGGGATCTCTGATTCTAGCAACGATCCTGATAGCACTAGTCTCGCGACAGACCAAGAAGTACGAGAAGATGGAGGAGGAGTACTGGAATCAGATGAGAACGAAGTTAAACGACCCAGGACTCCCGTACGAGAAGTAAACACTTATAAAGACGACTCGGCTCTTAAGGACCAGCAGTCTACTGGCCGTAAAAGAGCAGCCGTTATGTACCCACTAGACCCGGAGATGGATTGTGAGTGGGCCAGGCAGAAGAACTGTGGAGGAGGTAGTTCTCCTATCACTGGGTGTATCAGTGGGAAACAACAGGCACGCCATCATGGTCCGGATAAGAATACCCTCAACAATGAAGCAGGTAATGTACATCGCATTTGCCATAACTGTCACAATCGCTGGCATGCTAAGAACGATGATGGATATGTTTGGGGCACTGTCCTTGACCTCCATTCACCTTCAAGTGCAAGCTTTGACGAACTAGTGATCAGTGAGCGCATGTGGCAAGGAACCGTACTCAAGAAGGTTAAGGACTAGTGGTAAGCTAATGTCTAAGGTTCTTAAATTTAGTAAGAGGCGTCTCCGTATTTATCGGGGTATTACCCTTCTTCATTCTGAGAAGAACGGTGGTCCTGTGCTTAAGGGTGAATCTAGTTGGAAGACTATTAATGGTCTTCTGATTAATAGTCCTTGGGGTCATGTTCAGTTTATTTTTAGAAGGCGGTAGTTTAAATGGCAGAAGAGTTTAAGATGAATACCGTGATTGGTAAGGATATTCTTAAAGGGGAAATTATCCCCTGGCTTGAGGCTAATCAAGATGTTATTTTTACCATGCCCCCTGTATTGCGAGGAATGATGCTAGGTTTTATGCACATGAATGATGATGATGATGAGGACTAGTGGTAATTAACCACATTGCAGATTTGGGGTTCGAACTTGAAAGAGATACTTGTACTTGCCGGAAACGTTCTAGTTGGGATAACAACTGGATGTATTCTACTCTGTGGAATCGTCCTATTCACGGAACGTGTAATAAACCGTCGCAAGACCAAGTAGTTTATCAGTGCTGCTGGTGTGAAGAGTATTTCATTAGTAAGACTCTTCGTCCGGCCGCACCTCAGTTCAAACTTCTTTACTCTGTTCTCTATATCGCCAGGGCTCTCACTCCCCCGCGGTTCCAGAACAAAGAATTTCCTTTCAAGCCCTCTTACGACAAGATTGGTGAAGTTTACTGTGACGGATGCTCTGAATATGCGCCCGGTATCGACCAGTGAAGCTGGTGATATGGGTAAGTGCGAAACGCTGTGGAAGTTCAAGTACCACCCAGATTATCGACTTCAGACGCTTAGTGACGGACCGGCGGTTACCCGAGGACTTCTAGGACATAAGGCTCTTGAGAACTACTTCATTAAGATCAAGGAGGGTGTATCGCACGAAGAAGCTTCTAAGTGGGTGATTGATAGTCTCATGAACGCTCTCCTTCACTATATGCAGAAGGAGGGAGATGCTGAGAAGGCTGCCGTTCATGGGGAGATGGCAAAGCTTCTTTCTCTGTACTTCGAGTTTTACGGAGATCCCACTCTTGAATGGGAGATTCTGGAAGTAGAAGGTAAGGTTGAAGATCCTACCTTCGGTTTCGTGGGTCGACTCGACTTGCTCATTAGGTACAAGAAGGGTCCTCACGTAGGTAAGGTTGCAATCGTCGACCATAAGTTCCTTTACAACTTCTGGCACGAGAAGTTGTATCGAGTAGCTGCCGCCGGACCTAACTACCTTCGAGCGGTTAAGTTCATGTTTCCTGAATACGACGTAGATCACATGCTCTACAATGCGATTCGATTTAGGCCGGATGCTAAGGACACTTTCGATCGAAAGGAACTCCCTTGGCAGAAGGTTAAGCACCTTGCTATGAATGCTAACCATGAGATCTATGTAGAGAGGGCACGACGTTACTCGCAGCTCTCTAAGAAGGAAGCTGACGTACAGATCCCCCGTTCCTTTCTTAAGGATACATGCAACTACTGTGGTTTCCTGGATCTCTGCACTGCTCAGCTTGAAGGAACTAACACGGATCTGATGGAAAGGGTTAGCTTCCGTCCTAATACTTATGGCTACACGGATAGCGATGAGTAGGTATGAACCTCCCCCTGTCGCGGAAAAACAGTTGTGGGAAGTAACCCTAGTCTTCTCTAAGGAAGATCAGGAGACGCACCTAGTACTCGCGACAGGGCAAGAGGACGCTATACAGAGATTCCTCAAACTACGTAATATGGATACTACTAAGACGGTCCGGCTCTATCGGGCCGAAAGATGTACGAGGTATAAGACAGTGACACTCGGGCATAGGAGCTATACCTAATGGGATTCGTTAATCCAAAGGATCAGACCGAAAAGCTCTTCATGGTTCTCTTCGGAGCACCGGGAGTTGGGAAGACTGTCCTCTCTCAGAAGATAGGAGGAAAGACTCTTATCATCACAGATGAGGCCGGACATAAGGCCCTTCGTACTTGGCCTGAGTTTGACGGCCTTTATGAGGTCTGGGTGTACGAAGACATTCGGGATATCGATGCTCTTATTGCTCAGCGTAAGGCGGGCAAGCTGAAGTTCGATACTATGATCTTCGATACCTTCACTGGTATTCAGAAGTTCACGCTTAAGCAGCACATGACTCCTGGATATCACAACTTCCTTACTACGAACCGGAATCACCCTAACGTGCCTGCGCTTCAGGATTATCTCCTGTCTGAGCAGTTGTGGACTCCGGTTCTTCAAAAGCTTGCAGTTCAGACTGACTTCAACGTTATTCTGAATTGTCACGTTCGACTTCCTGACTCAGATCCGGCTAAGCGCACTCCCGGTGATAAGGTCAGGCCTAGTCTTCCGGACGCTGTCTATCAGGTAGCGAATGGAAAGGCCAATCTGGTAGTCTATATGGACACGATGGGTGGTGACGAAAAGTCATCTAAGCAAGTCGGACTTGGTGAGCGGACGCCTATTAGTCGATTTGTTTCTACCGTAGCCACTAACAAGGTTGCAGGTAAGAACCAGATCCGAGGACTTCCGCCTGTCATGACTGACGATGATTTCGTTAAGGCGGTACTTCAGTGGCAGGGCCAATCAACGTAGTCATAGAGTCTACTACTAGTACGGGAGTTCGCCTTAACGTGAATGCCGTTACTAGTGAGACGGATGTTACTCTTCCGACTCAGATTGATGTCTTGGGTGCTTTCCAGGCTTTGTATTCATCTCTGGTTAGCACTCCCCCGGTAGTTCCTACTCCGGATCCTCCGCCGGGTGGCTAAGTAATAAAACGCAGTACCACACAACTACACAAACACATAACTACACAACACACAAAACACAAAAAGGAAATCACATGTCTGACAACGAAAACTTCGACTACTCCGGCTTTATGGGTTCTCCCGAGCAGCCGGGCGACGCTAGTGACCCGCTTTCGGCTCTGGACAGTGTCTTTGGTGAGGGGGGTCTTTTCGAGGATGTCGATCTCGATACTCTTCCGAAGAACCCGTTCAGTCTTCCGGACAACACGTACCGGTTCCGAATCACTAAGGTCAACATCCAGCCGACTGCTGCTACTAAGGATCTCGAAGAGAAGAAGTACGGTTTCACTCTCACCTACCAGGTTGCAGAGGGAGACTACGAGAACCGTATTATCACCGAGTGGCTGCACTACCCCCAGCGTAACGATGGTTCTACTGAGGCACAGCGTATCCAGTCGCTTGCTAACCTGAAGAACCACCTTGAGGCTTACGGTCTTTCTAACGAAGATATCAAGAAGTTCAACCACAGGACCGCCTTCGACATGCTTGACGGTAACGAGTTCTACGCAACTCTTACCAACAAGAAGGACAAGAACGGTAAGGATCAGGTTCAGTTCAGTAAGTGGTCTCGTCTTGAGGGATTTACGGGTGGAGACAGTTACGACCCGTTCGCCCCTAAGCCCGACGCTGGTTTCTAAGTCTTAAAGCCTAGTTAGGGGAGTTGGTTTCTGGCATGACCAACTCCCCTTTCTTGGTTGGGATTTGTCAACCAAAGTTCTATAGGCAGGAACTGTAGGCACCGTGGGAGCTATTAGGAATCTCAACCCGACTGAGTCTCTGGTTAATCACCTAGAGTTCATGTTCGGTACCGGTAACGAAACTGGTTGGGTTTACGCACCCACTAAGTCTCTTACTTCTGAAGGAAGGTCAACAGATAAGAACGACGGGGTCTGGACTAAGTACCACTTTGAGTGGCCCAGGCAACGTAAGCAGCTAATCGAGCACATCACCAAGTATCGTAACGACCATGACGTCTTCATTAGCCCTGCTCTCTACAAGGAGGCAGGAGGTACTAAAGCAGATCAGATTAAGGGTTCGTTCTGTTTCTGGGTCGACTTTGATGGGAAGGTTCCTACAGAGGCCGATCTAGTTGCTAAGGGGATTCCAGCTCCGACGCTTCGTAATCAGTCTTCAATTGAAGACAGGGAGCATTGGTTCTGGAGATCCCCTAACTTCGTTACTGAACTCTTTGAGATTCAGGATACGAACAAGGCACTTACGTATGCCTTGGAAGGGGACCTCGGTGGTTGGTACGCACACAAGGTTCTTCGTCCAGTATCAGGTATTAACCACAAGCGGGATGTAAAGACTGAAGTAAGTACTCTCAGCCACACGGCTAAGTTCTATCCGGTTCAGGCCTTTGCTGACGTACCTGTTCCTAAGGCTTACTTCTCCGAGCTCGACTTTAACCCGCTTCATGTCCCAAGCTTTTTCAAGGTAGTAGCTAAGTATAGCTTTACTGACCCTGACGTCATTGATCTGATGGCCAAGGGTGTAGGAGACATGGGGAACGTTCGTAGGTCAGATGCTCTTACTCGTCTCGGCTTTGAGTGTGCTGAGATGGGAATGACCAACGAAGAGATCTACTCTATCCTTGTCTGGAAAGATGGGGCATGGGGTAAGTATCGCGACAGGCCGGATCCGACCAAGGAGTATATCAACCTAGTAAACTATATCAGGCAACGTAAGCCCCAACATGAGCAGCACGTTAAGACCCAAACTGAGGGTCTTGGCATGATGGGTTGGCGTACTTTCGTAGAGACCACAGAGGATATTAAGTGGTTTGTAGAGGGTATTCTTCCCGCGACAGGGCTGATCTATGTAGCCGGTCCACCTGGATCAGGTAAGACACTTCTTACCATTGAATGGTGTAGGAACATGGCTTTGGGTAAGCCCATGTTCGGATGGAAAACTGTTGATGATCGACCGCTTAAGGTCATGTATCTCTCTTTGGAGATGCCTGGGTCAGAAGCTAAGGAATTTGTAGATAGGTTCACGCCTAAGGATTCCGCAGAGCTTCAGATGCTTGAAGAGAACTTCGTCATTTATGCGAAGACGGATCCTATCGAGTTTTACAAGCCAATGAGTGAAACTATCATCAAGCTTGTTGGTGATATTCAGAAGTTCCGGCCCGACATCCTTCTTATTGATTCAGCTACTGTCTCTCTTGCTTCTGAGTTGACGGTTGAGAAGGAAGTTAAGGAATCTCTTAAGTGGCTCAACCGTATCAGGCACGCACTTAACTTCGCTGTTATCTTCGTGGCCCACACCAAGAAGGAACAGGGATCTAAGCCCGTTAAGATGCCGACCAGTGGTTATAACCCTAAGCGTCTTTCGGACTTGTTTGGTTCGGTAGCTGTTGCCGCGGCGGCTACTACCGTTATCTCTATGGTCAGAGATGAAGATAGGCCCGGACTTCACGCTAACGTAGGCTTCCTTAAGAGTCGATTCAAGGGAGCTAGCGAGAGTTTTGAAGTTCAGTACGACGGGATCCATCACACGTTTCTTCGTCCAGCTCGGCCTATGGAACCTGTAATGTCGGGTAATGTTCCTCCCCCTGTCGCGGATGAACCTAAGCCTAAGGGTTTCGATGCCTTTTCCTTCTAGTACACTCGTACTTACTGAAACAACACTTGAGTTCGACTTTGATGCCCAGTTTGAAGAAGCCCTCTATCATGTGATGGCTACTAAGTTTCTGGTCATTGATACCGAAGCTACGGGTCTTCTTGTGAAGGATGGGCGTAGTCATTGTATTGGTATCTCAGTGGCCGGCCGAACCTTCATGGAACCTGACAAGGTTTACAGTTACTACTTTCCTCTTAGGCATGACACGGGGAATATCTCCAAGAAGAACGAAGAGCGCCTGTTCAGTCATCTTCGTTCTAGGACTAAGCAAACACCCGTCATCTATCACAACGCTAAGTACGACCTTTACTCCATGCTGACTATCGGGCTTGATATGCGTCTCGTATACTTCTACGACACCATGATGATGGCTCATCTTCTTAATGAGAACTACTGGAGTAAGACACTCGATTGGCTCAGTAAGAACGTATGTAAGAACGAGGGTAAGCGTAAGCCACCTTTGTTTGAACACTGCATGAATCTGTTTGGATGGTCGTCCAAGTTCCCTGCCGCGGTTATGGGTTGGTACGCGACAGGGGATACAGAACGTACCCTAGAACTGTTTGAGAAGTTCTTTCCTAAATTTCTTAGTGAGGGATTCAATGCAGCGTTGGAGAGTTGAGAAGTGTAGGGCTAAGCACACCCTCTACATAGGTAAGTGCTTGGCTCTTAAGCACCCTAGAGGTATGGAATGGGTTGCTTATAGCCAAGACAACCCTGACGTTAACATGTGGTTTCGTGACTGGAAGATGGCGTTTAGCTACGCTCTCGTGATGATAAGGCAGAACTATTAATGATTGAATTTAGACTAGCTGTTTCAGGTAGCTTTCCCTGCTCCTGACTCCAAAGGAACTTGGGACTATATCCGTGCCGCTGTCGAACGCAAGATTCCCGTTAGGATTTACCCGCTATGAACAAGCGTTTCGTTACTGAAATGAAGTGGTACCGTACTTTCGGCACTCAAAAGTACTTCTTTCTAGCAGGCCAAAATCGTCTAGATAATGGTGATTATTACCAATATCTTCATGTGTACAAGGTAGTATCTGACCGTATTTGGCATACTAGGCCCGTTAAGCGCTTTACTAGGGTGGTTAAGGTAATTAATGGTAACTAAGTTTCAGACCCCTGTCGCGGATTATTGGGACCGTGAGCAGGACTTTCTTAGACTTCTTATGAAGATGGAGTCTAGGGGAGTTGAAATCGATGAACGTTATTGTAGAAATCAACGAGCTATTGGTGAAGCTCGAATGCAAGACCTACATAACGAGTTCGGGGAGCTTTCCCCTAGCTCTCCTAAGAAGATGAAGCTTCTCTTTGAGAGAGCTGGTGTTCCTCTTCTGGAAGATCATAAGACTAAGAAGGGAGCTTACTCCTTCAACAAAGAAGCAATGGAAGACTACGACCGTCTTCTGGAGCTTCAAGCTAACAAGTACTCAGGACTAGCTAAGAGCATTCTTGAGTGGCGTGGTTGGATGAAGACTGTTTCGTCTAATTACACTCCTTATCTAGAACTAGTCTCGCCCGATGGGCGTCTACGTTGTAACTACAATCAAGCGGGGACAAAGACCGGACGTCTTAGCTGTAACAATCCTAATCTCCAACAAATTCCTCGTAGTTCTGTTAAGCCTTGGAACGGAGGACTTAAGAAGGCATTCCGTGCCAAACCTGGTTTTGTTCTGGTTTCTAACGACTACTCTCAGCTTGAGTTTCGACTTGGCGCGTCTGATGTATATTCGGGTCAAAAGAACCTGATTGAAATCTTCAACCGTTCCTTGGATACAGTTAGATATTCCAAGATAGAGCGTGACATCTTCATCCAGATGTGTATTGAAATGGGTCTGGATCCTGAAGATGCGCGACAGGGGATGAAGACTCTTACCTACGCTAAGGCATTTGGTGCGGGTAAGGTTAAGATTGCAATTATGCTTGGAGACGTCGTTCCTCAGTGGGTACGGGATGCCTATTGGGATAAGACGAATCCTGCTTATAGGGACGCCTGGGCTTACATTAGCGAACTTCCTTCTGCTAAGTTCTATGATGACTGGGAGAAGAAGTACAGCCGTATGGCTGGCTTCTCCAAGTTCGTTAATAAGGCCGCTGAAGAGCGTGGCTTTATCCAGATGTGGACGGGCCGTCGACGTAGGTTCGATAAATTCGAACACAGGAAGGCCTACAACTCCCTGATTCAGGGTGGTGGTGCAGAGATCGTCAAGTCTGCTATGCTCCGTTTGGAACGGGAAATCGACAACGACGATTGTCAGATGCTTCTTCAGGTCCATGACTCGGTTGTCTTTGAAATCCGCGAGTCCAAGGTGGATTACTACGTTCCTATGATTAAGGAAGTTATGTCCAGGGTTGAAGAAGAGAAGAACTTTGGCGTGTACTTCGCGACAGAGGAAGAGTTCTGGGGGCTTGCAGCGTGAATACCGGAGAACGCATGATTAGTTATCTAGAAATTACCTATAATCAATACGCCAAGCTTCTTGCTAGCGCTTTTGAGAATCTATCCACAAACACAGAAGTTACTATTGACCAAGTAGATGCTATCCTTACGCAGTGTCTACCGCTGTATAAGGATATGATTGAGGGTAAAAATGGCTAATTCAGTTCGTTATATCGCGGTTGACCCTGGTAAGACTGTAGGTTTCTCCTTCTTTGATACAGAAGGGAAGCATCTTCAGTCAGGGCAGTTGAACTATGAAGTCTTTAAGAAGATGTCAGCTGCTCTGGTTCACGGGATTATGAGTTCGAACCCTGATAGTAAGCTGACTCTTATCGTAGAGAACTTCTTGCTACTCCCCCACATGGCACTAAAGATGTCTTCGACTCATAGTCGAGAACTACACGCTTCACAAGTAATCGGCTCCATGCATATGCTCGCTGAAATTACCAAAGCCGAGATTGTGATCCAGTCCACAGAGGCCCTGGGAACGGGCGCAGCATGGGCTAGGATCGACGTGGAGGGGGAGGGGCACTCCAAGTCCCATTGGAAATCGGCCTACGCACATGGAACCTACTACATGGTTACTAACAAGATTCGAACCGTAAAGGACATTCGTACCGATGTCGCTCCGAGCCTTTAATAGATTTGGAAATCCTCTTCCTGAGGGGGAGTTTGGTAACTATTATGCAGCTATTCGGATTAGCGGAGATGCTTTCGTAGGGGTTCATTATGTAGGACCTATTCGGATCAGTACTGTTTTTCTATGTCTTGACCATAACCACATGAGGAAGCATAACGATCCTGACCAATGGGCTATTCTTTTCGAAACTATGGTCTTCGGGACTAATGAAGAATACGAGCCTTGCGACAGACATCACAATATCATTGATGCTCTTATCTTCCACGCCATGACCGTAGGTATGTATAGAACGGGTAGGGAACTCAATGCCGCCCCGCAAGCGAACTAGTAACAAAGTTGTCCGGATGCTCGCAGCTCTCGGTATTAATGCCGACAGCGGTAACGTGGGAGAAGTACTTAAGTCTTTCACAGGTAAGAGGACTACCGAGACAGAGGGTGGTCACTTTATCCAGGAGTCCTACGAAGATACACTTAAGAGATTGGAGAGGGAAAAGCAGCAAGCGGCGCAGCGGGTCAACCTAGAGGCAGAGTCTGTCCTCTTCTTTATCGATACTAAAGGACACAACTTCCAAGAGAAGATGTGCCGACAGTGTAAGAAGCTCTTCGCTACTACTTATCTGTCCGTGAGTTGCTGCTCTGAAGTGTGTCGTTATAAGAGTCTGATTGCCGAAGGTATCGTATGGAACCTTACGGGCAAGACAGATGCAGAGCGTTGGAACGGACGTATTCCTAAGACCCTTAGTCCAGAAGCGTATAAGGCAGCGATGGAAGCTGTCGAGCGGAAAATGGAAGAAGAGGCTAAGGAGGACGAAACAGTTCCCGCTGTAGACCCTGTGGTTGACGTCGAGATTGAAGAAATCGAAGTCGAGTATCAGGAAGTAATTGCCAGTCTCGAAGATGGAGGCGACGAGTAAATAGAAGCCAAGAGCCCCCTTAGTCATTAAGACTAAGGGGGCTTCTTGCGTTATGCAGCTAGTTGGTCGAGTTTAGTAAAGATGCCTAGTTCTTCACGTTCCTCTATCAACTGCTTTCGATACTCCGGAGGGTACTTGTGTCTACGGTCCCTCGCTTTGAGTCCTCCCCACACGCCATCAAAGTTGTAGATTATGCCTGTTTCCAGGCACTCCCAAATAACAGGACAAGAAGCGCAGATCTTCTTATACTCTTTGGGATCGTGGTCACTTCCATCTTCATCATCAAAGAACTTGGAAGTTTCCATACCGGTGCACTCTGCGTTCTTCTGCCAAAAGAACGGGTCTTGCGTCGCCATAGACACAGAATATGCCTGTCAAGGTCACAAGTCAACCAACTTGACACATCGGTGTGTCGTCTGATTTACGTACCCATGTCAACCTGTGAACTAGAAGGCATCCAGTGTCAACGGATTTACAGGCTTAAGAGTGGAGACGCTTCCACGTCTCCGGTCCTACCAGACCATCCGCATCCTGTCCAGACCATCCCTGGCTTTCCTGGAAGGCCTTTACATTGCGTAGGGTGTACTCCGAGTAGTACCTACCTGCCTGGTATCCATTCCCATCGTTGTACCTGGTGAAACCCTTCCGGATGAGATTGTTATCAAGCTCCACGACGTAGTCATTGAAGGCACCTACGAAGAAGTATCCACGCCCGGGGAACGGACTATTCGCGACAGGGGTAGGCTTCTTCCAAGCAGGATCCGCAGAAGTAATACCTTCCGGATAATTCGGGTAACCGTATCCGTGAACAAAGACGTCTCGACGAATACGAGTCTTGTAGTAGACTCCGTCACCCTCTACAGAACCGTTGTTGTTAGTGTTTCCTTCAACGGCGTAGATGTAGGTATCGTCATAAGAGACAACAACACCCGTGTGGGCATTTCCGTTAATACCGTAGATGACCTGAGCACCGATAGCCGGATACTCTGACCAACGACCCCGAGCCTTCCACCAGTTCATGGCATCCCAGACAGAAGCAGTAACAGGATACTGATCTGTATTGGCTCCAGCTGTCTGGAAAACCCAACTAACGAAAGTTGCACACCAAGCCTGATGCTGTGACCATTCAAGACCTGGAACTTCATCAGAGTACTTCTGACCATTGTCCCAGTGACCATTACTAAAAGTCTCGTGAATATTAACCTGAGACTGTGCTACGTCAATAACACTCTGAGCCGAAAACGTCATTAAAAGGTCACTCCACTAACGTCGATACCAAACTTAGCACAGATAACGGCAATAAGACCAAAAAGACCCTTAACCAGCACGGCCTTAAACTGGTTATTGGACTCTTCCAGCTTATCGAGTCGCTGACAAACTTCGTCAAGAACAATGATGATTCCATCGATGTCCTTGGGAACACTATTAAACCTTGAGGGACTCAACCCATCCTCCTTAGAATAGCTTCATAATAAGCTCTCATGGACGGATAACCCCCCGCTTGTGGCGTATTGTCATCCATGTGTTTAACAGAACCAGGACCTCCATACCATGCAGCTGCGGCCCCTGCTGCTCCATACTGTTGGAGGTACTGATTAAGCTTGTACTGTGCAATTTGGTCTTGAAGTGAGGAGTTAGCCATAAACTCTTCTGGAGTTACGGAATGTCCTACTGCTTCTTTTCCCCACCCAGCAAGGTTAAACGGCATTACCTGGTAGGCACCAAGTGCGCCTGAGTCCTTGTTTCTAGCACCGTAATTGTTATTAGACTCTTGGGAACGGATTGCGTTCATGAGTCTTTGGAGATCCCCCGATGCAGATCCTGGCGACGCACCTGCACCGGGGGACGTTGTATTAGGATTATAACGTACAGTGTTACTCGCGACAGGGCGAGGTAGCTTAGGAGCTTCGTCGTAACTACCCATCTGGGTAATTCTCTTTAGCTCACTAGCGAAATCGGCTACCACGGTCGAACCCCCAGTACGGGAGTACCAGCATCATAGATAGAACCAGTCTTAATACCCGATTTAGTATTCCTGGCATCTACGATCTGTCCATTCCCTGTATAAATTGCGACATGACTGTACTGCCCGACTCCGTTAGGGTCGCTGCTTCCTGTGTTATAGAATACCAAGTCACCCGGCTGAAGGCTATTCAAGTTGATTATCGAGCCCGACTTGGCCTGCTCGTATGTGGTTCTAGGAAGCTTGATACCTAGTTGAGAATAGACCTGTTGAACAAGTCCCGAACAGTCAACTCCCTTGGTTAGAGAGTTACCTCCCCAACTATATGGAGTCTTGTTGGTAAAAGCCTGCATAGCTAGAGCTACGGCCTGGCCACCTTTAGATTGGCTATTAGTAACCCCTGTCGCGAGTCCTAGAGTCCCATTTACAGTGTAAGAAGCACCAAGATCTTGAGCCCTTTTAAGAGTTTGCCATTGACTCTTAGCTTCTTCTGTATCAGCGGCTAGTGTACCAGTCTTAGTGATAGAGCTATTGCTTTTGTTGAAGGTATCGGTAAGATCCATAGGCTTAGGGGCCTGAGTGTCCTTAACGATTCCATACTTATCTAGAGGGATGTTTCCAGCTGACTTATCCGCTACCTGGATAGCCGTATCCTGAGTATTTGCAATCCTCTGTTTAGCATCTACCTGGGCAGAACCACTTTTGCGCTGTAGGTAATTCTTAACAAAGGTCTGACCGGGTGTAGTTGCCTGACCCTGTGGAATGATGTAAGGACTGTTTGTGTTACCCCAAATACTCTTGTCGAGAGTAGAAGGCATTAACCCTCCTTAAGTCGCTTGAGGTAATCCCTCATAGCGAACTGACCCGATACTGCGTCCTTAGGTGTAGTTTGCTTAATACCTGCCGCAGTAAGGTAATTAAGGATATTGTCTATATTTCCGAAGCCCTTTGTATCCGCGACAGGGGATGCTCCCCCTAGGTCCACATTAGAAGCTCTGGACAGGTCACTAAGACCCGGAACCTGCATAGTGGCGTATTGAGTCCAGTCCTTAATAGGACCTCCGGTCATAGTGTTAGTTCCGGTCATAAGCTCGGCCGGCAGCTTTAGAGCTGGATTTACCATAGACGTGATACCTGAAATACCTCTTGCGCTGAAGTCATTTCCAATCATCTGAGAGACGTCGCCGAACTGGGCGGAAAGGTCTTGGATAGGGTTAGAAGGGTTAAGGAAGGTATAGTCTCCTGCTTCTCCCCACAGAGGACCAATACCCTTCTCTCGCATCCAGTCAGGCCAAAGCTGGTCTTCTGGAAAAGGATCAGACATAGACGTTCCGCCATTTTGGCCCATAATCATCTGTTGTGTCCCGTACTGGAGCTTAGGATAAAGCATAGTCTTGCCCGGAGAGCTATAAACAGATTCTACAGCTAGCGGGATAGCTTTACGACTCCAGCTATAGAAGGGAAACAACCTTCGCATCTTGTTACGTTCGAAAGAGGTAAGGTCCATTCCATCTGGATGCCACTTTCGAACAACAGCGGCAGCATCTTCTACAGCCTGTTCGAAGTTCTTACCAGACTTCATCATTGAATCTGCAAAGTGTGAAAGCCTAATAAAGTGCTCTCGCTGCTCGTGAACCCTGTGAGCTACTTCCTGGCCCTTTCCCTGCATCTTTCCTGGAAGATGGAACTTATCCAAGAAAGAAGGGACCTTATCAGGAAGGTCTTCCATAAGACGTGCCGAGGGAAGAATGCCCTTCTGAAAGGCCGCGATATAGAACATATCGTTAGTTACCTTCTGACCATTCTTAAGGGTAAAAGCGGTTCCTCGACCAAGAGCACTACTGATGCTAATACCCTTCATAGCATTCTTAAGCGCATCAGGTCCTGTAAGATCTGAAATCTTACCTCCTGTCTCCCAGTCGTAACGTCCCTTCTGTGACTGCATAGCCTTACGAGCTACGTTATAAGGCCTAGTACTGTTTACTCCTGCAAGCCAGTTGAAGGTCATATCTCCAACAAGGTTACGCCAGTAGTGAGCAGGTCGATAGATAGTTATAGAGGACTTCCACTTACCCATCACACTGTCAATATGTTGAAGAAGCTTACTACTAGGAGCGTTGACCTCCTTAAATGCCTTAAGAAAATTATTAGCCTGTTCGGCCATGTCGGCCGGAAAATGAGCCTGTCCAAGATAAGGGAATTCCTTAGCAAGTCCGGGGGCGATCTTAGTAGTGTATCCAGGCTTCTTGGCATAGGAACCAAAACGGGAAATAACTTCATCAAACATGGCCCTAGTACGGACTGTCATCTCTACAGCGTTTTGAATCTGGTAAATCATTTGAAGTGGGTTGTTTACATCCCAGCTTTCCCATGACTTCATCCAGTCTACGCCGTTCTTGTACTTCCCTGAATTAACAAACTGGTGGGAAATACCAAACCTCTTAAGTGTTTCGTTTAGTTCTTTCCTAAGAATCTGGGCACGACCAACAACTGCGTTCTCCAATTCTGCCCCTACTCGGAGACCTGAGCCTCCGAATAGGTCCTCCATGACCCTCTGTAGTTCCTTGGAGAGGCCTTCGATCTCAGGAGATGCAGCTGTTTTCCGACCCTGTGCTACCTGAAGAGCTTCATTCCAAAGATTTCCATCATTACCAAACTTGTGAACAAGACTATTAACCTGCATTGCCCTACGGCTTACTGTTGCCTTAGCTGAAGCCATGTTAGCAAGGTAGACGGGCCTTAGATCTGCATTGCGATAAGCAGCGTTAAACCTAGCTCCAAGCCACTCCGCGACCTTAGCACCAGGACCGACCTTATTAGCTACTCCGGAGATCGGGCCCAAAGACTTACCGATAGCGGTAGTGACCGAAGACGCATTAGAAAACTTCAGAGAAAGAGATCCCTTGTCGGCAGGTCCAGAAAGAGCTTGAAGAGTCTTAGTCTTCGAGCTTTTGATAGCCGACCCTACTGGATCCTTAACTTCAAAAGCGTCCTTAATCCAGTTTCCTGCCATCTTAGCTCCGTTGAGACTAGCTCCGGAGTTAAGAGCAATTTCCTTTGTGGTCTTTTGGATCGCATCTACCGCCTCATTAACCGCCGCCTTAGAAGCCGCGTTCTCGTTAATGATGGTTTCTGCAACCCCCTTCCCCTCTGTAATAGCTTGTTCGACCTTAGGTGCTTCCGAGATGGCAGAACTAGCCTTAGCCTTTTCAATGCCATTATGGATGGCTGTAGCAAGCTTAGGATCTGTCTTCATCAAGTCATCAAGACCTTTGATCTCCCCTCCCGAGAAGGCAGATCGAAGAACCGTAGTAATCAAGTCTGCATGCTTAACGAAGTTATCGAGCCCGATATGGTGGATAACATCACTAAGCCTCAAAGGCACTGAATGAGCAGCCTTAGATCCTGACATAGGGGTATGTCCCATAGCAATGTAAGAGTCTTCAAAAGCTCTAAGCATCTGAAGAGCCTTGGTATAACGAGATTTAGTGAAATACTTGGCTTGTCCGGTCTGACCAAGACGGTGAAGAATCTTAGACCAGACATTGACCTGAGTAGGTCCAGACCACTTAACGTTAGTTCCCCGCTTAACAGCTGCGGCTACTGCTTCCGGGTCCCTAGCGTTTCTAAAGACACCGGTATTGATGTTATCCGCAAAGTCGTCAACAACACTCTTAAAGACTTCAGAATCCTGCTTGGTGAAAAGCTTACCTAGCTTCTCTCCATAAACAGCGGAGTCTGAACCCTTAGCAATGTCATCAATAATCTCAGCGGCGGTCTTAACAGGTACGGCTGTCGCGGCTGCTGTAGTCCTAGCTTCCTTAGCTTCTCGGGCAGCTACACTCTTAGCACGTGTGCTGAGAGACATATCAGCCTTGATAGCATCATGAACCCCAGAAATAACCCTCTTACGAAATTCAGGGTTCTTCTGCATGAGGTTGAAGAACTTAGGGTCTGCCTGGCTACGAAGCTTCTCCATATAAGCTTCTACCGAAGGAAACTCAAGGCCGCTGTGCTTAGACCTCAACCAACCAAAGACGTTCTTGACTAGTGTCTTAGCATCAGGACCTACCGCAATAAATTGTCCAATTTTAGAAGCAAGCTTTTGCTGCATAGCTGCACTAGAAACCAGGCTGTCGATAGCCGCTGTCGCGGGAGTAATTTCCTTCGCGACAGGGGTAGTAGTAGGCAGTTCATCTCCTACCTTACGAGCAGCACTAAGTTCCCCCTTTCCTATCATGTCATCAAGAAGAGATGCAAAAGGGTCCGCATTATCCGCGACAGGGGCTAGTGGAGCCTGATCGAACTTAGATACATTCTTCGAGTAACCAGGTACGAAGCCCGGAGATGTGTTAATAGCAGGTTCGGGCTTGGGAATCTCGTTGAGTGGAGAAGGAGCTAGTCCGTCTTTACCAAGTCCCTTAATATCCTTCAACTCATCGGCAGCTGAAAGAACATTCTTAGGCATATCGGCAGCTTCAGCAACAGCCTTAGCTCCCCTACCAAACTTAGGAAGTGCCCCTCCCCCTACGTAAGTCAGAGGATCGAGGAAAATATCTCCCATAAGTCCGACTAGCGCATTAGAGATGCCAACGCGCTTAGCCTTACCCTTATCAATTACTTCACCATCTGCACTGAACTGCTTAGTCTCGGGATCGAACTTAACAGCCATATCCAGAGGATTATGCTCCTGGATAATGTCCGACCAGCGTGTCTTACTTGTCTGGTCTCTAGCGATGTCATCGTTAGTACCAGTCATGGCAGAAACGCCACTGGCAATACCCGAACCAAGTCCCTCTAGAGCGCCCTTCGCTCCCCCTCCAATAGACTTCAGGATAGAACTAACTACGCTATCGCTCTTGTCCGAAGCGTTTGCATGAATAGCTTCGTTAACGCCATTGGCTACAGCGTAGTTCCCAGAACTAAGAAGGTCCATAAGACCTCCCCAGAACGTAGGAGCCTGAGGAGATCCCTTCTTGTCTTCTAGGTCCTTCTTGATTGCATCCCAGTTAGTATTAGACCCGATTACCTTAGCAATGGCCTGAAGACTAGGAGTCTGACCTGTAGAAGTGCCCCCGAACTCCGAAAAGTCCAGGGGCTTATTCTTCAGGAAAGACAAGTCGAGAGGCTTAACACCTTCGAGCATGTCTTACTTCCCTACCTAAGCTGTCCCTTATAAGCAAGGTAAGCATCCATCAGGGAGTTAATGTCCATTCCCTGCATTCCCTTTTGCTGTGCCATTTCACGAAGTCGTTGCATGACACCTTCATTGGTCAAATCATACATCGTATCAGCACCGTATGCATCCTTACCCTTTACCTTACCTAGAACAACATCAGGGCTACTAAGGACACTAGCAAGCATGTTTTGAAGCTGAGAAGCCTTATCTGTATCTGCTCCGTACTGCTGTCCAAGATAGGTACTAGCTCCGCCCATTCCGGACTGAGTACCCATCTGATTGCCACTAGCCTTGTTCTGGAGTTCCTGAAGCTTAAGAGCAAGTTCCTGCTGAGCAAGTGAGTTCTGGTTACCCGAGTTCATTGCATTCAGCTGGAAGTTGTTCATAGCCATCAGCTGTTGAAAAGCGTTATTAGCCTGAGTCTGGGTATTCTGGGCATCGCTCTGCTGAAGCTGATTAAGGATATTCGTATAGTCTGAAGACTTCTGCTGAGTAAGACCGGTCATCTTGTCGTTAGCCTGTGCGAGGTAATCAGTAAGCTGACGTCCAATGTCCTGCGCTGTGTTCTCACCTGCAAGACGACTATTAGAAGCCATGTTTTGCTGAAAACCCTGATCAGCGGCACCAATCTGAGCAAGCATATCCCTTTGATGCTGCGCGTCAGACGCATTCTGATTCTGGAAATACTGCTGATCTGCTTGAGTCTGCTGAATACGCGGATCCCCTGTCGCGGCAGAGATACCCAATCGATCCATAAGAGCTTGCTGCTGATTAGCCTGGTTCTGATAACCCTGCTGCATTCTAGCTTCGGCACTAGAATACTGTTGTGTAGTCTGATCCTGTGCAGCTTGGTTCATTTGCTGCATCTGCGGAACTTCCGAAGACATCTTATCGCCCAGGGCGTTATACATGTTTCGGGCATCCATCTGACTACGCCCGGCTCGATCTTCTGAACGACCCATTTCGCCCTTAAGAGCTTCCATGACGGGATCGTACGTAGAATTAACCTGACTCTGTGCCATCTGCTGAAGTTGTTCCAGAGGCGTAGCGTGAGCCTGAATCCCTTGAATCTGCTCTAGAAGCTGTTCCGCAAGCTGATCGTAAGGATCCTTCTTAGGGAAATTAGGACCTGCATTCAGCCCATAACCCTGAAGAGTCTGACTTGCACTCCCCTGAGCTCCCGGGGTAGTAACATAAGGGTTGTTAAGGATGTTCATAGCACTATTAATATCTCGGCTCTGAGAAGTAGCCGGGTTATTAAAAGAAGTACCAGGAACCTTAGAAGGCATAGGAGGACCATAGACAGGACCCATACCCTGCTTAGCCATCTTAGTAGGATCCCAGTTAAGAGGGTCCCCTCCATTGGCCAGGTTGTTAGGATCTAGAGAGCTATCTGTTCTACCCGCCTTAACATTAGCGTTGGCATTCTTCACCGAATTATTTTTCGGATTGTCGAACAGAAAATGCTTCAGCTTACTAAGCATGTCATCGGACATTTAAATCCCCAACTGCTGCGCTCGACGTCGAATAGCATCCTGCCTAGCAGTATCTTGCTCTAGCTGAAGTTGCCTAAGGTAGTTCGTCTTAGCGTTGTTCTGGTTGTTAAGCGTATCCTGCAAACCCTGGTTAAGATTCTGAACCTTAGTGTTAAAACCCTGGTTGTAATCAGCCAGAGCAGTACCATAAACACCAGAGTTGACGATACCTCGACCAGCATAGTCATTAAGCTGCTGGTCCCTATCTACGACACCCTGCTGGTTCAAGGCACGATTAGCCGTTTCGTAGTCTCTCTGACTAACCTGTTGCTGTTGTCCCGCCTGAGCTTCATAATCAGCCTTAGACCTGTTGTAACTAGCCATCTGCTGATTATAAGTAGAATCTCCAGCAAGCCAATCTTCCAAAGTAGGAGTCTTTGGAGGGGCCGGAGTACTCGCGACAGGGGGCTTAGAACCTCCATAGCTATCGATCTTAAGAGTCTTCCCCGCAATAATACGGTTCACGTTCTTAATACCGTTAGCCGCAGCCAGCTTAGCTACGCTGGTGTTGTACTTTCGAGCCAGACTTCCTAGAGTGTCACCATTCTGGATAGTGTAGTTACCCACTTAGACTCCGTTAGTGTATCGCTGAATACCAAGGTTGGAAGGATTACCGGTTCCTTGTCCTTGGAGCCTACGAAGAATAGCGTTCTTTCTGGCCTGAGCCTCATTATCTCTTTGAGCGTATCCCCCCATACCTGTTCCAGATACTGGTCCCAGGTTCGGCATAGACCTTCCCGCTCCGTATCTCTTACTTCCAACAGCATAAGAGGAGAGACCAGACGTGCCGTTTGGAACCGGTGGAGGGTTAGGGACTCTTTGGTTTCCATAAAGGTCTACTATCACTAGTTCACGCCCTTAGAAACGTGCTGCTTCTGTCCAATAAAGGCGGTAATCGAGTAAAGCCTGGCAGGTCCATCCTTGGTATTACCCAATGTCTGAAGGTCGAGCCCGAATTGAAGGAGTCTAAAACGAAGAGACCTAGGAAACCTAATGTACCTTCGGTAGACTCCTGAATCCGCGACAGCCGTCTGTGTAGTACTAGGCTGAGCAAATAGAGGGTAGCCCCAGGTTTGAAGTTGATTCCACTGTAGTGCATGTAGTTGAGCCCACGTTACTCGATAAGCAAGTGAGTAAGGGTACAGGGTTCCAGTTACGTTCTGACCAGTTACGATATCACAACCCCAGTGCATTAGCCTCTTAAACCGGTGGCTAATCCCGATATCGTAAATCTTGGTTAGAATATTGAGCTTAAGACTTACTGTAGTGGCCGGCCCTCCTACATAGGAAACCCCCTCTAGAGAGTTTGCATCGTAAGTATCCTGCATCTTCATGAGGGTAGGGATGCACTTGTTCGTAAGTCCTACGAAAGGAGGCTTGTTCAAGGCCGAGCCCATGACGTACGTGTCATAGTTCTGCCTATTGGAAGCGCTAGCGGTCTCTACCTTAATGATAGGACCCATATATTGAACGTTGTTGTCCTGACTGTTCCAACGAGACCAAGCACGAGTCCTAAGATGATAGACATAGAGTCGATTATAGAAACGACATACCAGCCTATCCCCCACTAGACTCAACCAGTTTGGAAACTTCCAAGTAGCATTAGACCAGTTCTCTCCCCCTGTCGCGACAGGGGTAGTCCTATCCTCTTCAAAAGGAAGCTTAGTGCTAATCCTTGCGAAGTTGAAACTATCAATCTGGTAGACCTGGTTGTACTTCAAGAAATAGACTACATTCTCGTACAAGCACGTAGACTTGGAGTTTTCAACTCCCAATTCTTCATGAAGCTGCTGAAGAACTGCCTGTGTAACCTGGGTATCGTAAGCAAATACCCAGATGGAGCTGTTCTTAAATAGAATCAGATTGTCCTGATAGACAATCGCATCATTAAGACGCTCACCATCTCCGGGACGGATATCGAAGAAGCTAGCTGGCTGGAAAACCTCAGGGTTAGCAACGTCTGAGAAGTAGAGACGAGAGTAGTTAGAACCTACATCTCCTACCAACCATAGACGTTCCTTGTAAATAATCCCCTTAGAGGCAGAAGGAATACTGACCAACGCCGTATATGCCAGCGTAGCAATATCCATCTTAGCCCCCGCTCCCCCATTCACCGTAGTGAAATAGAGAGTATTCTTGTAACGAGTTACACTCGCCCAAGGATTAAGCGCATTAGCTACTGTGTTAATTACATGCGTGGTTCCTGCATTAGGACCATCAATATAATAAATCATCAGACTTGTATTGATGGCGTCTGGAGAAGTAAGCTTTTCGATGTACTGATAGATTACTACCTTGTCTCCCGCATTGAAGACAAAGCTACCTAGAATCTCAGTACTTGCCTCTACAAATGTCTGAGTCGTATATGTCGTGTTAACAGGTGCATACATCGTATTGATTGGCGGCCTCGATTTAAGAGAGCCATCCAGATCAATGTCGAAGTTCACACAATCAACTAGTTCAGTATCCGCAATAGCCGAGTTATCAGAGTACCTATTGATACCTCCGGAGAAAGGACCAATCTTAAGCTCGGAGATCTTAGCCTCTTGAGCCTTAGGCTTAGTCATTAATAACCTCCGGGGTACATATCACCAAAAGCGGAGTCTTCAGGAAGAACTGTAACACCCGGATAGTACTCCTGAGCAGTCCACTTGTTGCGATCGTTCAACTGCTGAAGCTGCCTATTGAACTGGGCTTCTTTATTAGCAGACTTGGCCGAGTCTTCATCCAGTTCATATGCCTGTTGAAGGCAGTACTGAACAATTGCATTATGATACTGAAGAGGAAGAGACAGGTTATCTGCTGTTGACGCGACAGAGGTAGGATGCCTAAGGTAATAGATAAATAGGCCCCCTGTCGCGGCTTCAGCTGGCGTGGGAAACAACGTAATCTCGTTATTCCACACCATGTAGCAGACAGGAGTTCCAGGTCCAAATTGAACTACGTCTGGAGTAGCGTTGAACCCGTCAATGTATTCGTTAAACTCATTGAAAGTGAAGCTCTTGAGACGAGTCCCCTTGTAAGAAAGAGACCTCAGAATGTTAAAGTCGGCCGGTACGGAATAAATGGCCTGATTAGCTACCAGGTTAGCTACAGACTTGGTCTCCATGAGACCTTCGTTATTATTAGCAATCTGTTCCTGAGCATCATTGACCCATCTAATGATGTCCTGATCAGTTATCTGAACCCCTGCTTCATCTCCAAAGGTCCTTCTAACCCTGTCTGCAACTTCCGTTACGTTCATTAACCGAACTTCCCTCCGAAGGGCTTACCAAAGTCAATCCCGTTGTGCTTATAGTGAATCTTCTTTGAATGGAGAATCGAGTAAGCCATCTCGGTTCCCTCAGCTATAGACTCTTCTTGCTTCTTAGCTTCCAGGATCTCAGCTGCTGCGTTGATACGATCCAGAACGTTTAGGACTCCGCCATTCCTTGAATTATCCGCTTCAAAGACTCTAGCGAGAAGTCGTTCGTCTGCTTCGTGGGCAAAAAGTACTGCGTACGGCGTTCGCCCGGGAGAGAAGTCAACAACTCGGAAAGCGTAGTCATCCGATCCTCGTTCATTAGTGGGGATCCACTGGAGTCGGAGATTAGGGTCATAATCGCTAATTACCTCCGCAACCTGTCTCTGCTTCTCCGAAATCCACTGCCCTTTGTCTGTAGGAAAATAGATGTTTCCGTTATCCAGAAGCTTCATTAAGATACACGCTCCAGCACGATCATCGTCTTATAAATGGAACCGGCCGAACCATTAGAGTTAGTAATCAACTTAACAATATCTCCCTGAGCAAGAGAGACATAGAAGTCCTGTCGCGGGAACAATGTATTAGCAGCCGCGACAGGGGCAGGAAGAGAACTAACAATAGTCGTGCTGACGTTTACCAGCAGCTGGAAATTGTCCGGAGTTGTGGCTTCAGAGGTAGGCCCGTATCCGTAAGTAACCTTCACCAGATACAGACCTGTTCCATCTGTAACAGTAAGATTGGATAGAACAGTAAACTGTACAGGGGCTGCGGCCGAGTTATTGACCCCGGCTACCTTAGAAGCCCACTTATTGGCCTGCTGTGGACTAGAAACAGTAACCCCTGTTCCATCCCCACCCTGGGCTGTTCCAACTGCCGCGTCAAGATACCTTTTCCAAAGGTCATTAAGGCTTAGCTTGCTCATGAACTCAACTCTCCTAACGAGAAAGGGCTACAAGAGTAGTTTAGACTCTTGTAGCCCTTTTCACAATCAAAACCCTTTAAAGGGCTGATTCTTAACTCTCAATCAGGTCGTACATCAGGCCGTGGGTGTTACGACGGTGGGTACCCATCTGCATGTACTTGTAGTTAGTAGCATCATAGGCATCAAAGCCAATAACACGCTGCCAACGGGACCCGTCCATGTCCATCCACTCCCAGTCGCTCTCGCGGTAAAGCTTGAGCTGCTTCTCATTAAGGAAGTACATACGGTTAGGCTGGCAGTCCGTATCAGTAACGATCGGAATTTCACCCGTGTCGGTGGTGAAAGCAAGTCCGCTAAAACCACCCTCGAACTTAGTAGTGTTAGTGTAGCGACGCTGCTGAACAAGAAGGTTAGCGTAACTACGCCGAACACCCAGGTTCGTAAAGATAGCGGTAGTCTCGCCACCATTAGTAGCGATGTCGTCTACCATGTTAGTCATAAGCGACTCGGAAAGGGGTCGGAGGGTACCCGCATTCCCGTTCATAACGCTCTTCCAAAGAGGAACAAGCGTGGGATCCAGGTTGAAAAGGATACCCGTGTCGCTTACAATCTGCTGAAGACCGACAATCTCTCGGTTGAGGTTGCCGGTACGAACAACAATGTCTCCTGTCGCGCCGGTAGCAATAGCAGCCCCGTTGACAACAATAGACGTGTTCTTAGTAACAGCAGTAACCGTACGAGCAACGGCCTTCTGAGTAACTCCGGTAGAGTCCCAGATATCAACGATCGTACCAACTTCCATGTACTGGGTGTTGGTAGTCGAGATGGTGTTAACGGCATAAGCACCAGAAGAAACGACCATCGCACCAACCGAGGTACCATATACCTGTCGGTTATAGTCCTTAGCAAGGTCACGGATAAGACCGCTGACCTCTTCATTAAGGACAGAAGCGAAGCTCTGGTATTCCTTATCAGCCAGCTTGAGACTCTGGCCGGAAAGTCGAATAGAACCATAAAGATAAGCAAGCTTTACGCGAGCTTCCTCGTAACCCTGGTTTCCGGCAGTAGGAAGCTGCTCCATCTCAAGACGAGCACCAATACCAGTGTTGCGACGTACGTGAACAGGGAAGTCCACATACTTTCCGCCCACCTTAGAGGTGATACCCTCCGAGGAAGACTCAATTCGCTTACTGGTCTTGGTCTTATTCTGCATCTGCTCCTGGATCTTCTCCTCATAGATAACCTTGAGGATATTATCGGCGGTAGCAAGAGTAGCACCCACTAGAACCCCTAACTCTGTCCATTCTGCGCCTTAAGCATCTGGACAATAAGTGCCTTGGTGTCTTTATCATTAAGCTGCGAAGCGTTAATAGCCTGAGAAGGTACTCCGCCACCGCTCCCTACGATCTTAGGAGCAAACGGTTGAGGACTCAAGCTATTGCGGAAGTCCACAAAATCCTGAACAGCCTGCTCGGCGGTCTTACCCTTGTGCTCCATCTGAGAGAGAATGAAATTCTCCGTAGTAGGAGACATCTCTACATCAGGGAACTTAGCAAGAGCATCACCAAGAGCCTTATCAAGCTTTGCGTCTTCTAGAGCGTTAGCCTTATTCTGCTGCTCCTGAACCATAAGCTGAGACACAAGGTCTAGCTGTTCCTTCATGGTTCGGTATTCAGGAAGCTGACTAAGATCCAGACCTGTATTAGGAGGAGTCCCTACCTCAGTAGGATTCTGACCCTCTGCAATAGCCTGAACCTGTTCCTTAGTGAAGCCGTAAGCCTCAGTAAGAGCATCCCAAATGGACTTGGGATTACTGTTAAGCTCCTGCATAATACGAAGACCGTCAGAGATCTGATCGATCCCAATTCCATGCTCAACAAGAGGCGAGTAGGCCTCAAAGCCAGTGAGCTTAGAATTCAGTTCCTCGATACGACCCTGTGCGGACTGATCCCACTTCTGAAAGTGAGGAGTAAGCTGATTATGAAACTCCGCCGGAATCGACGAGAGAGCTTCGGCCCAAGCTGGATTGATACCAGGAGTTTCCTCCGTAGTAGACTCAGGTACGATAGGCTCTGCGGGAGTTCCCATTTTGATTCCTTAATAGCCCGTACCCCGAAGGGCCCTAGACTGGAAATTAGAGACTAAGACTTAAGAATTACGTGCAATTGCTGCGTTAGCCCAAAATACGACTTCTTCGAGCTTAGTAAAAGCAGTAGAAGCTTCACGACTTACCGGAAGGTTTTCGTTAAGCCACTTGGCTTACTCAAGAGCCTTGGCCCTAGTATCCCGATACTTATTAGTAAGCTTCTCTGCCTCGAAAGGATCAACATCCTCATTCGGCGGATGGTACGTGAAGCGGTTATTTAGATCCTGCTGTGAAAGAGGATTAGTCACTTCTTACCCTTGTCCTGGAGCTTCTTACGACGACGCTGGATAGCTGCCTTCTTGGGATCTACGTTCTTATCCCCACCGGGTGGCATAGCCTTAGCATCCTTACCCTTATTAAGCCAGGGAGGAAGAGCCATGATTCTCCTTAGATGGTTCCGGTAGAGGAAGTTCCGCCATCCACCAGCATCCGAACAGCATAAACCATGTCGTTAGTGTTCATCTTATCAAGCATGGCAGAAGTGTAGTAGGCACCGTTAGCCGCAGTAAGTGCAGCCCTAAGATCCGCAATACTTGCGTAGTTAGCCGGTGTCGTGACTAGGTCATCGTTAGAACTAACACTAGACCCGGTTCGCTTCTTATTAACAAAGCCAAGTCCGTCGAGACCGCCAACCTGCTTATTAGCCATTAGGCATACCTCCCATCGGTGGCATAGGTGGAGGGGGCATTTGTTGTGAAGATGGATCCATATTAGCGTTAGGATCAGGCTGTCCGCCAGGCATTCCAGAACTATCCGGAGGAACCGGTCCAAGACCCATTTGCATCATTTGCTGTTGCTGAGAAGCCTGTGCCTCTGGAGTAGCCCCCGGCATTAGACCCATAGCAGTCAAATGCTGGTTAACGTGGTCTTCAAACAACTGCTTCTGTTCGGGACTCAGGTTTTCAAACTCCTGACCCTTACGGTAGTTGTTGTGAACCTCAATATGTGCCTGATGATTATCGTAACTATTAACAGGAACGATAAGAGGTGGTGCCTGAGTAGCCGCCTGAGCCTGCATAAGCATGTCTGGAGGCATATCCATAGGCATGTTACTAGGATCAGGAATACCAGGCTGACCGGGCATGCCCTGAGTAGTAGGATCTTGCATCATACCCTGAGCTGTTCCAAGTCCCATACTCATGGGATCCATAGGATTCGCGACAGGGGAACTGTTAATCATCTGATACTGCATAAGCTGATCAGGAGTAACAGCAGCCATCTTCATGTTCTCACGTGTAGCCTGAGAACTATCGAGCCGAAGTTGGTCATAAAGCCTTTGAGAACCACCAATGTCCATTAGCTCTAGTCCCTTCTCAGGAGGGATAAAGCCTTGGCCCATAAGGTCCATCAACAGAGCTTGCTTCCCAGCCTTAGAAGTAGGGAGAGCAGATCCCGCTTCCATGCGGATATCCGTGTTGTCATATAGATCAGAACCACGGAAAGCAAGAACAGAGAATTGATTGCTAGTACCAGCAACCTTAACCATTCTCGGAAGAGTCCAGTACTGCTTAACATAGCTAAGCGTCTGAAAAGCAATCTTCTCATAAGCTCGCTCAATGCTTTGGAACATTGAAGACAGGATAGACTCGTCTTGTTCCTGAAGAAACGAAATAGCCGTAGCGGCCGTTACTCCCGGAGGGGCACTACCGTTTGAGACATCATGCTGTCCTGAGATGTCATCAAAGTCCTGAAGAAGCCTATCAGTTTCCTGAACGACATAAGCAGGAAGAGGAACAGGCGTAACAGGAACCGGCGGCTGATAACCCATCTTGTAAAGGATGGCCTGTCCCGGAGCTGTATTAATCTTAGAAGGATCGACCGAACCTTCTTGGGCAATGATTTTAACCATGCCCATGGTGTTCTTGTTTTCAATGATCTGTCCGCGAGTTCGGTTGTACTCTCGCTGAACAGGAATCAGGTCATTAATGACAGAATCTGCATAGAACCTGCCTGTTGGGATTGAAGGCAGATGTGTATAAGGATACTGCCCATGCATATAGGGAATTCCGGTATCCACAAACTGGACAAGCTTATTGCCAATAACGGTGAACATCCCCCCGTTAGGCATAACATCTACCTGTCCAGGCTTAACCCACACCTCATAAACAAGTACAGTATCCTTGCGAATACTGGTAGCTCCCACAAGGTTCAAGAAGCTATCGTTGAGAATATCCGAAGCTTCCATAGTGTCAGCTACGACATCAACACCGAAGTTCATCTTAATCCATGCCGGCGTGCGAGTCTGCATATGAATCAGATAAGGCTGATCTTCGATATCCGTAGCCATGGCATCAGGAAAGAAGAGGTTAAAAGGAGAGACGTTCTCGTAGCAGAAGTCTCCCTTGTTACCCGCCTTGTCCTTCTTGTCAGGGTTCCAGTATTCCTTCATGAAACCGTTACCCGTAACAAGAGCCCAAAAGACCATCAGATTAAACGTCTGAGGAATCTTCTGGTCCCTGTAGACACTGTCCCAGATCTGCTCTCCCGCCTGAGCGGCATACAGATCTCTATCCTCGGAAGTGGAAGGAACCACAAAAGCACTAGGCTTCTGAGCAGTTAGCTTAGCCAGTTCCTTCCTGATGATAGGACGGATCCGGTTAATAATAGGACGAGAACGATAACTCGGGACCTGAGGCACATAAAGACGAATACCAGAAGAGCTAGCTCCAAAGCCAGCCTTCATAACAGATACGTTCTGCCTGGAGCAGTAGAATGCCATATTGACATACCACTGCCTTTCCAGATATCCCCTCGCTGAACGACACTTAGCGTATTCGGCCTTAACCCAAGCTACAACCTTCTTCTCAAAATCCTTGTCTTTAGCAGAATCCTTGAGCTTCTTAATCTGCTCATCGGTGTACTTACCTGAATCCTGCATGTCTCCAATGGCGTGTTTCTGTGGTTCCTTCGGAGTAGTCATGTAATAATCACCTCCTTAGTTAGGAAACTCAATCCCGAACTCGTTAAAGACCTGCTGATCGAAGAGTTCCTTAGGATCCGTCTGCTGAGTCGATTCCTGCA